ACCGCCACCACCACCACCGCCGCCAAAGTGGAAATTGGTGCCGACACCACCACGTCCGCCGCCGCCACCACCGCCGCCGCTCCAAATCCGCGAGCCGGGCTGTAGATCGAGTATGAAGGGATGGCGGGCATAGATTGCCGGACCTCCGACGAGGCCTGGCGAGCCGCTGCCGTTTGCATTGCCGCCGCGCCCACCATCTGCGCCACACCCCTGAATGGTGCCGCGCAAACGCACGGTGGGCACAAACCCACTGGGCCACAAACCAACGTCGATTGCCGGTGAAGAAGTCGACCTCGACCCTACTGTCACGCCCGAGTTGATTACAAAGGTTACCGTGTCGCCTGGCGATAGCGGCGGGAACAGGCTGTCATGGATGGTGCGCAGGTTGAGATTGAAGGCGCTGCCATCGACGATGATGACGCGATTGGTCAGGTCTTGTTCATCAAGGTCGACAAACCTTGCTTCCTCGCATTCGAGCCTTAGCCATGCATCATCGGAACGCACTGCTGAAGCCTGAACGGGGATCGTCTCGCGCTCGCCTGTGGGCAGTTGCAAATTCCACCATTCGAGGCGGAAGCCCTGCCCCAAGCTAACAACCGATCCCCGGAACACATCGAAGTTGAACTGGCGCGGCGCTCGGCTATAGCGACCGATCTGGATGCGGTTCAGACGGTCTGCAATGGTGCGTCCGAAGGCAGGAATCCACCTGGAATAGATGCGCTTGATCCGAGGCTGGTTCTCAACGTCGAAGTCGGTGGCGTCGAAGGCTTCGATGGAGCGATAGTTCTTCGGGTTATCCACGTCCTCAAGCGGATTGATCAGGCCGAAATAGGTCACGCAATTGGTGATGCGCTTTTCAGCCCGATCCCTGATGCGAATGGTCTTGCTGCCGATATTCTGCTCGTTCCAAAGCCCGGCTTCCGTTCCGATGGAGCGCAACACCTGCAAGCGGATTTGGCGCGTCACATCGTCGGGTATTAGGGCAAGAGCGGCTTGCTCAGTCAGTTCGGCTGCCAGATCACGAACCGGCGTCGGCTCGGCAATCAGCGCCGTGTAAACGCGCCGCAGATAAGCCCCTGTCTCTTCCCGCCAGTCAGCAATAGGAATTTGCGATGATGGAATGCTCGCATAGTTGGTGAAGAGGTCGTTCAGAATGTCTGCCGGATCAATGCCGAGATAATAGAGGCAGAGCTGGGCCCGATCCTGCGCGCGATGCGCCACGGCCTGAGTCTCAAACCGCCCCCTAACGAGGGTTAGCGCATTGCCGGACCGGGTAAACTGAACGATCTCTTTGCCGCCAAGGGCGAGATAGCCGCTTGTCGGGTATTCAGCATTGCCAATGCCCGCAGGCGCCAGCGTTGCGGTTGTGGCCGACGCCGTGATGTCAGCGACCAGATAGCCAGAGCTGGTGCGTGGCGCCAATGCTCGGTCGCCATCTGCCAGCTTGAGCACGTCCTTGCCGGTAATGGTCACGCTACCATCTTCAGCAGTATCGAGCCCGTCGACCATGAGGTGACGAGTTTCCATGTCTGCAATGGCTTGGCCAACAACACCGCGGATCAGGCGGATATTGCGGCCATTGAGGATTGGATGGCGGGCACGGAATTTGCCCCAGAACGAACCTGTCTTGGCCGGATCATAGAGGCGCTCAGAACGGTATTTGTCGAACCCCACGCCTGTGTCGCCATGTGGATGATCGCTGAACCGCACAGACAGCTTTGCGCGCGTTCCAAGGCTCTTCTCGCCAAGAGATATGCGGGCAGGCTCATAGTTCACGTCGAGGATCGACGGAATGGCCTCAATGCCGCTCTCGCCCAGATAGGCAGCGCCCTTGGTAAAGCGTAGCGTGACCATGCTTTCCGACAGATCAGCCCGCTTTGCGCATGTGGCGAAAGTGTTGAAGCACTTAATGTCGCTATCGACGCCAAGGACAGCCGTGCAGGCCCCTTCCCCATAGCGCAACGCGCAATAGGGAATGTCTATTTCGATGAAGGTGAGAGCGCGGTCAGTCTGCATGGTGCACACACAAAAAAGCCGCCCGAAGGCGGCGGAGGTTATCGAGCGTCATGGCGATCACCAGGTGATGCCGCCGTAATCCAGCGTGAGGTCAAAGAAGATACTGCCCATGCTCGGGCGCGGGTCGGCATTCAGCCAAGAGAACCCAACGTCCTCGGGCCGCGTTGCTGGCAACCAGGCAAAGAAGAATGGACCAGCCGTGCCACGAGCGACGAAGCCCTCCATTTGCTCATAATACCAGTCGATGGGCAGCATCTCGAACGACGCGCTTGTCTCCGCGCTTTGCCCGGTGATCAGCCGACCAAGAAAGTGCCCCGCCTCGGAAGTGCCATTGGCGATCTGTGACTGGCGCGCTTGATCTAGCGGGACATGACCTGCGCGAATGCCATGCGGCATGACCAGCAGCTTGCCCACATAGAGCACTGCCGCAGAAGGCGCTGCGCTGCCCCCATTGATCGAAATGCGAACGCGGCTTGTGGTGACAGGCGCAAAGCGGAACAGGACCGGAGTATCATCGGCCAGCAGTTGAGGCGCGATCACCTCTTCCCAAGCCGTGCCTTCTCCATCCGCCACCTCGATTTCAACGATGATCTCGGCATGTGTGGTGCCAAAGTTATGTCGGGCAAAGGCGACGGCATCGATCTCTTGGCCATCGACAGCAACCTCGATGGTCACAGGATCAGTGTTCGCTGCCCGCCAAACCTCGATGGTGGAATCGTTGGCAAGATTGGATGCCGGGTAATCCGAGGCCTCGGAGCTAACCGTGAGAGTGTCCCTGCTCACCAGCGAGTGCCAGAGAATGATCGGGGCATCGAGCCGCACCGATGGCGCGGCCCCGAGTATCAGTGATTGCGAGAGGACAATCACGAGTTCACCGCAATTTTGAAGCTGCCCTGATCGACGCCATCATTAAGGCCATCGGTAAGCTGTTCGAGAAGGTCGCGGACCTCATCACGGCTATATCGACCAGAGCCGCCAAGTGTGACGTTGAGCTGGACCGCGCGCTGAGCTTGGGCTTGGGTCTGCGATTGGGAGGAAGCGCTGCCAGACGGCCGCGAAACGCTACTGCTACCCTTCTGTGCTGAGAGGATCGTGGCAATCTGGGCCGCACCAGTCGCCGCAGCGACACCAGCAGCGGCAAAGCCCCACGGCGTAGGCCCATATGTGGCCATGGCCTTCATCACTGCCTCGGCGGTTGAGACAACGGCATTTGCGATAGCAAAGGCTTTGTTGTCCTGGAACATTTGGGCCAGAGCACCTGTCATGCCGCTGGCAAGACCAAGCACAGCCGAAGCCGCACCAGCATTGGCGCGGTAGGCCGCCTCGCCATACTGCTCCCATGAGATTTTGCCCTGCGCGAGCAAGTCATTCAGGTCGCGGATCTGATTTCCCGCCAGCGTCAGCGGATCAACGGCGGCAGCACCAAGCGCTCCGAGTGCATCGGTCATGCCCCAGATGTTGTCATTGGCGGCTTTTAGGTTGTCGTTGGCTGCGCCGACAGCGCCAGCAAGTCCCTGCCCCGAAGTGCCGGAACCATCACCAAGCTGACCAGCTAGTGCGCCTATTGCATCGCCTGCGCCTAAGGCGTTTTCCCAGAGCTTGCCGACCTCGCCTCCCAATTCCGTGACATAATCTTTCTGAGCATTTTTAAAAGCAGCGTCCGCCAAGGTGGCGACTTCTCCTGCCGCCCCCGCATTTGGATTCGCAACTCGGTCAAACTGAACCGGTGATACTGGCGTCCCGACCCCATCTGGGAGTGGGTGGCCTAGGTCATAGGCCTTCAGCCGGATGTCATTCATGAAGTTGTTGAGCTTGCCGATGATGTTGTTCAGCATCGACTCTACAGCGCTGATAAGACCATTCACCGCAGTAACAACAAGGTCACCGATTGCACTTGGCAGCATCCCCCAAGTCGCTTTGATGGCCTCGTAGGCCCCAACGAAAGCGCCTATGGTGCCGTTGGCCGCATTCTTGACTACGTCCAGCATGTCGACCCCAAGCGCCTGCTTGATCTGGTCCCGGAACATGAAAGCGGCGGTCACAGCGGCAGCCAGACCGGCAATGAGCAGGCCGAGAGGGTTAGCCAGCATTGCCAGTGTTACGGCTTTAATGCCACCCGCTACGCCAGTCACCAGCGCGACCGAAGTTGCCCATAGGCCATTGATCATTGCAGGCGCATAAAAGCCCGCCACGGCTGCGACGGCGACCCCGGCCACAGAGGTGATTGTGCCCATATTCGCCGAAAGCATGTCGAAGGCAGGGCCAACAACGGCGCCGACGATGTTGCCAATGCGGATCAGGTTGTCGGCAGTACCGCGGAAGGCGATGGCCAGTTCGATGGAGGACGCGGCTAGCCGACCCGTTGCCTGCCATACCTGATCCACCCGCCCAACCACTTCGGTAAAGACGTTGGTCCAGATCATTCCGGCATCGCGCAGGGTTGCATCCATTTCACCGGCCTCTGTGCGCAAATCTTCAAGCGAGTTGATCAGCGCATCCACAATCACCGAACCAGTCACCTTGCCTTGCTCAGCAAGGGAGCGGAGGCCGATGATGTTCGTATCCATTTGCTCCGCGATGGCTTCAAGCACACGGGGCGAACGCGATATGATGGTCTCGAACTCCATTGTGCGGAGCTTGTTATTCGAGATAGAGCGCGACAGCGCATTGAGCACCACATCCGCGTCCTGACCCTTCGTCGCTGTCGTCACCAAGGCGTGGTTCAGCGCTTCCGTGAAATCGGCAGCCTCGACAGCACTGCGCCCGAGCGCACCAAGGACTGTTACATTCCGACCATAGATTTCATTGGTCTGCTGGAGCGGGGAATACGACGCATTGGCTATATCCGTGATGCGCTGCATGAGCGCTGGCGCGGCTTCCATGTTCTTGATCGCAGAGCCGACGCGGCTTTGCATGTCAGACCATGCGTCAGCATAGTTACCCAGCACAGTGATGCTGAGTGCGCCAGCTAGAGCAACGCCCATTGCCGTGGCGGTGCGAACCAATGAGCCCGCGACACCTTCTGCCTTGCGCCCAGCCCCTTCAAAATCCTTGAGCCTGTCGGTTGCCACGACAACACCATCAGATCGAATGGAAAGGCCAAGGGATGCGATTTCGGTCATGGATTGCTCCAATCATAGGGGTGCGTTAGCGTCCTCCCCCTCACAAGGAGGGATAGATGCGGGCACTAGTTGCGGTATTGGTTTGCTCGGTTTTGATGAGTGGCAGCGCCAGCGCGCAGTCCACATGCAAGAGCGGGGCCGATTTCCTGAATGTAGAAGAATGGTCCATCGAACCAATCGACAGTCAGTACAATTCGCTGTCGGTTACCCTCAGAAACACGGGAGCCAAAGACGTACGGATGGTCGACGGTAGTGTTGGCTTCATCGACGCCCTTGGGGGCAACATTGCCAGTTATACAATTGATCGCGATGCCGAGCTGCCGGCTGGTGAGCTTTACTCACAAACAGGCCGATGGGGGCCACATACGTTTGAACGACTGCTTAAACTGCGGCCGGAAGAAGTGACTGCTTGGGCTTGTGTTCGTTCCGCCGTTTACGATGACGGAACAGTAGAGAAGTTCGAGTAGATAGAAGCCTTTGGGGGGGCAACAATGAACCGCTTTATCTTTGACGCGCTGACGTTTTTAAATGGCTTGCTGGCCATCATCACAATCGGAGCCTGCACATTCGTCGGGTATAACACCCCGCTCATGGCTTCCGCTCGACCGGTCGGAGCTTTGCTCGGACTGGGAACGGGCATCGTTACCGCATCTCTACTCTGCGGCGCGATTGCCTTCATGGCGCTGATAGAACAGCATATGCGAGCGATTGCAGAAGCAAAGGCCTCTGTGGTGCCGCATCAGCCATCAGCGCGTCGAGAACCATCCCTGTAGTCGAGCGCCGAGCCTCAATAGAAAAGGCGGCTCGAAAGCCGCCTGAAACTGCGTAGTAGCGCCCCGTTGACGACCGCTTAGTCGTCAGCGAAGAGAGCCCTCTGCGTCGAAGCGGAAGGCGGCACTATTCCAAGAACCTTTTCCACCTCGTGCTCAACCCCGGAAAGCGCGCCATCCGCATTTCTTTGATAGGTCAAATGAACCCGGGCACGCATTTCGGTTCCGGGAACGATGCCTTTTTCCTCGCCCCGGTGAAATCCAGCCATCCATTCAGTGTCGTTGATAGTGGCGTTTATGGTCTGCTTTCCGTGCTTGAATTCCCATTTGGACTTGCCAATCAAATCTGGTTTTCTGATGAGCAACAGCATTTCAGCGTAGCCACCGTCATCGTCTGAGACTTCGGGTTCTTTGTCGCTCAAGTCGATCTTTTCAGCAAAGGCTGTGTCCACTTGGACTTCCGGATGGTCCTCACCCTTAATCGTAACCTTTTCCCCATTTTGCAGACGAGATTTTGCGAGTTGAATGTCGTTCATCGGCTTTTCAAGCGCCGGGAGATCGATTTGACCTGGGAACATTGCGCTAGAAGGGACTTCTCGCGCCAGTGCCTGCAAATCCTCTTTGAGTTGCTCCCTGCGCCGCTTATCCTCGCGGCGCTTGATGTCGTCCAGAAACTCTATGACTTTGTACTTCGCTTTAACCAAATAGACGCCGATAGCCTTTTTTACATCCATCGACTCGATGGCTTTGTCGTCCGCCTTGGTCAGAACATTGCGCACCCAGGCCGTTATCGATGCCGCCTCTATGTCTTCGATAACGGTCATCGGGTTCGCGCTAGGCTCAATGATACCGATCAACTGCCGGTCAATTTCGGAGAACCCCCGAAGCATGTCAGTCATTGCGGCGAAGACCTGCACGGGATCTGATTTCCCGCGTACAAAATCAATCTTCACACCAAAATGAGCGTCTTCTGGCCTCATGGGCAGTTCATCCGTGTATCTAATCCCCAATATTTGGATCATTACACAGGACTTTCTTTCAAAACGGTAAGAGCGCCCATCGGGCGCTCCATGCGTTTGTTGGTTAGGCCGCGTCGAGCACACGACCAAGGATCACACAGGATTTTGCGACCCACCGCGTCATGCCAGAACCATCGCGCTTGTCGTAAAGCCCGCTCCGGTGCCCGAACCAGAATTTATCCTCACTGAAACGGGCGTGTTCCAGACCAATGGAACCGTCGAAGCGGACGACGGCGGCAAGCACAGTCCCGTCGAGTTCGTAATCCGCAGTGTCCACCAGAACGATCTGGCCGTCTATTGAGAAGGCCGCTGCGTTTTGCTGAACAGGGTCGGGACGGCGCTTCGGAGCCGACCTGAGTGCAAGAGCGCCCATCATGCCACCTTTGCCATGTGATTGCGCAACGCAGTTGTAACCGCAGGTTCTGCTACCTTCGGGAAGGCTTTTGCCAGAACCGTCAGGCCCTTCGGCGTGACGCGAACCTGCGTGCCAATCCACTCCGTACCATCAGGGCGCGGGCCGGTCGTGACCTTATGTTCCAAATATCCAGCGTTGATCTTCGACTGGTAGGCGATATCGTCCTTCGCCCCCGCCCTGCGATACGTCCACATGTGCGTGCGCATCCACTTGCAGAGAACATGAGGCGGAACGCCAAGGTGCTTGGCGGCTTCTGTGCGGTTCATGCTGCCGTGGGCCTCGGCAAGCTGCTCGAACGCCTCGACGGCTGGGAGCATTTCTTCTACCCGGTGCTCAAGGTCGATGACCCTCTCAGTATAGGTCAGAAGAATGTTACGCATTGCAGCAGGATCGTTCAGGGCTGCCATCGGATCGACGTTGCGAGCTTCCAATTCGTCCAGCCGGTCGATGACCTTCTTGCGAAGCGGGATGCTATAGCCTGTGACGAGGGTCATGGTCAGGTCGCGGGGCAAATCATACAGCGGCAGCGCCTTTCCGTTTTCCCCGATATAGGAGCCCTCAAAATTGAGGGCTGGCAATTCCAGCGCGTCGAACATGGCCTTTGTGTCGCGCATGACATTGTCGTGGCGCTTGCCCACCAGCTCCGCAATCTCGCGGGTGGTCATGGTGGCGGGCTTCGTGATATTAATCAGATCAGTCATCTGAGGCTCCTTGTAAGCCTTGGTTGGCAGATGGGGCCGCCTTGCAGGGCGGCTTTGTCGTGTGCAGCGGGGCAATGGTTCCTAAGCCGCCCGCCCCGCTGCTTCCTGATCACGGCGGAGAGCCTGGATGATCAGCGTATTTTGTGAGGCATTCTCCCGCCTCGACTTTTTTTCCAGCCAGAGCTTGAGGTCTGCCGGGAGGCGAAGCGTCAGCTTTGGCATTTCGTCACTCGGATACATGATGCCCTTCCAATGGGTGCAACTTACCCTCATGAACGTAGTAGCAACTTGACTTGATGTCAAGTTGCACCCATTGATTTTTTGAGTGCCACTCGCACTTAGTTGCCGCCATGAGCGAAGATGTCCACAAATACCCCAGCCAGATGGCTGATCGGTTTCAGGTTCGAATGTCCGAGGGGTTGCGGGAGCGTATCCGGCTGGCCGCTGAATTGAATAGCCGGAGCATGAACAGTGAAATCGTAGCGGCTCTTGAAGAAAGATACCCTGCCTCTGATCCGCTGCGAGAAGCTGAGATTTTGCTTAGGGCGATGTCGCCAGAAGACCGAGAGCGAGCCGTGGCCATCCTTCGGGGTCTGGTTCACTACTGACCACGGCTACCTCTCCTCTTCTAAGGAAGACAGAACTACAGCCTAGTGACGCTGGAAGCCCCTTTCGCACCACTTCCGGTAGGAAAAACGTACGCCCCGCGGACTCGACTCTTTGCCGATGCTTTGGTTTTCTGCCCTCCGACAATTGGGAGGGCATCATAATGAACGAGTTAATATTTCCAGTTTTTTGGAAAGACGATCAGGGGAAGATTGACTCACGGACTTTTGCTCACCCTTTCATCGCCGTTGAAGTTTCCGCCCCCGGTCTGCGCAAATGGCAGAGCGCAGATGTCATGATTGATACCGGCTTATCTCGCACATCGTTTTCACCTGGCATTTTATCGCTTTGCGGCGCCACTGCTCACGGAACGGTTCAGCTAAGCGGTAGTCAGGGCGCCCAAGATTTTTCGACATTCCGTTTGGAATTGCGTTTTCCATCATTTCCGTTGGGGATCATTGCAACAGAGGGCGCTTCAATGGACCACCCTCTTGGAAATACGGGCGCGGGAGGCCTCTTGGGCATGGATGTTCTCCGTCTGGGGAGACTTGTAATCGACCCCACCGGCGATAGCTTCTTTTCACTGAAACCACCAACCCAGACCCGCCCGGTAAACTGAGGTATTGCCCCACCGTAATCGGGCGCACAGCATTCCTTCTCATTGCCTCACTTCATTGCCGCCCTGAAGGCGTCTCGTGCGGGGTTGTCGCTTTGGGGGATCTCGCCATCGGGACGCTGGCTGTTGAGATAGGCCCGGTCCAATTCGCGGATGACGAAGCGGAACGCGTCGGCATCGTCGGGCGGCCATCCATCGGTGTGCCGCGAAATAGATGCCGCCGGGATCGGCCCCGAGCCATTCATGCCGATGGCCCGATCCGAACCAAGCTCGAAGAAGTCATCGAGCCACATTTCGGTGCCGGGCAAGACCTCTGGGGGAAAGAGGCCAGCGGGAATGCGCCAGCCCTTCTCGTGCAATGCCTCGCGGCGCTGAGCGGCCCCCGGATTATTCAGGTGCCACAGCAGCGCCTCTACGAGTTTTTTGCGGTCTTTTCCTTTACCGCCTTGGCGGTACGGCTGACGACGCCGGAGGCCCAGACAACGGCATCGGCAAAATCGCGGAAGTCGGGATTGGTCAGCCACTGCTCTGCAAGCGTCTTGTCATACGGAACAGGCTTGCCACCATCGGTCAGCCCGTCCCAATCGAGCAGAACAGCCTCGTGCAGCACTTCGGTCTCGATGCGCAGCGTGGCATCCACAGACAGCGAACCATCGGGCGCGCGGTCAGTGTTCGGAGCATTGCGCTGCTTACGTGCGCGGACGGCCATCACGTGGCTGGCCGACGATCCGCGCACCTTCAGGCGCAGATCGCCCATGCCGGGAATGCTATCGACCCACTGGCCCTCGGCAATGGCGGCGGAATCTTTCTTGATGGATTGAATGTCCATGTCAGTTCTCCGGTTCAGGTTCAGGAGCGCCGGGACGCGGTGAACCACTCCGCATCCCGGCTAGGCCGCAAGCGGCTTTCGATTAGATCGTGATGGCCGGGGCGATGGGCTGGATCGGCATATTGATGCCGCGATTTGCCGAAGCATCGCCGCCGGTCTTGGTGCCGTAGAGGGCAAAGCCGCCAATCAGATCGGTTTCACCAACAGGCACTGCGGTCGCTGTATGAACGCCACTACCCGCGCTCGACGTATTAATGGATGTGCCGCCGACCGTAGCGGACACGCTGAAGCCGTTCTCTGTCGGATTGACCACATAATAGGTCGCGCCAGCGGTCAGGCCGGTAGGCAGCGTGCCAGTGGTCGAGAAGGTGATCGGCGTGCCATCGGCAAAGCCGTGGGCGTTCCAGGTGACGACGCCGGGCTCGGCATTGGAGATTGTGACCGTGCCGACTTCCTCGCAATCTGCGCCCCAGACGATGCGGAATGGATAGGGCTTACAGGCGCGCTGTGCAGCGGCAAATGCAGCCTGCCCCGGATCGTCGCGGACCGGCACAAAGCTATTGGTCATCACCGGGAAGCTGATCCCGCCCTTGGCATAGACCGTAGTGTTTTCGTCAATGATCCGCTGGCTGAGCACTTCCTGCTCGGCGCCAAGATCGCCAACGTTCGTGGCGCGAAGGATGCGCGTCCATGTAATGCCGGCGAAGTCCGAAGGCTGATATCGGGTCTTATAGGGGAGTGGAGCGCTGCCAATGTAGATGGCCGTGCCCGCGACTTTCTGCAAACCGCTCATGGGTTTCTCCTGCACAAAAAAGCCCGCCGGAATGGCAGGCTGGTCAACCGGCTGTGCCGGAATTGGAAATGGGGTCGTTACGACTTGGGCGTGCGCGCCTTTCGGGGCTTGGGGCTATCGCCTTTCAGCTTTAGGCCTACCATTTCAGCCGCGCCCTTGATTGCGTGACCAGCGGCAGCGGCAATGCGGCCCTCAAGGACAGCATCAATCAGAGCCTCACGGCGTTCACGGCATTCCTTGCACATGATGGACTCCTAAAGCTGTTCCAGTTCGATGCTCACCGGCACCTGCACATGGGTGTCAATGGAAGGGGCGAAGACCGAAGGATCACGCATGACGCGGACTTTGACGCCGCCGAAGACCATCTTGAGATCGGCCGGGAAATGCCGTGCCACCTGCCCCGCCACCTCTCGCGCCACGCCGCTGCCCTGAGCTTTGGTGCCCATGACATCGATCTGCAGAACGCCAGGCCGCCTATGCGGGTCTTTGCTCCCGATAAACAGGCGCTGTGTCTGGTTCGGCGTCCAAGTGCATCGCAGATACCCCTGCGTCGTGCTTGGCGTGTATGAGGACAATTCCTTTCCGTCCGGCCCCTTAGGCAAAGGCCCATCTGTCCAGACGATCTGGTATTGCGAGGCCATCGGCAGTGATGCCACACGGGCCTTGATTGCCTCGGCAATCTTGGTTTCGATGCTCGGGACCATGCTCACAATCCAAACGCTGCTTTGACCTTGGCGGCCTCTTCACGGACGATCTCCGGCCACCGCTGCGCCGCCAGCGTGACCCAAGGCTTGGGCGAATTGCCCTGCGCACCGAAATGGACATATGCGCCATACGCCGCTGTGTAGCCGAGATAGAGCGTTCCGCCGCCGTCCCAGCCATTGATAACCAGCACGATTGGCCCCATGGCGTCGGTATTGTCGACGGCACCGGGGTTGTCGCGAATGAGCTGCGGCATTGCCGAGGTCGAGGCCACGAAGGATGCGCGCAGAAAGCCCGTCCGCTGATAGCCCGAGGGCGACGGCGGCGCCTGATAGACTTGGCGGTCAAGCTCGGCGTCGATCTCTTTGGCTAGGCGCTGGGCGCTGTTCTTCAAGATGGCGTCGATCGCTTCCGGCACCCTGCGGCACCAGTCGCCAATGGTAGCTGCGAAGTTACCCACCGACGCGCTCCCGATACCGACGCAATGCCTGTGCGGTGAAGTCGATCTGGATATCGGGCGGCGGGCATTTACAGCCGACCAGATGATGCGCCGGAAGGCTCGGATCATGCGGACCGGTACACTGCGTTCCATCCGGCAGCGTGAAGAGATGATTGAACGGCACGCTCTGCCCCACCATGGCGAGGTGATCGGCGCGCTTCTCCTTCGAGATCGACCGCCCCCAGGTCTTCACCACGTCGCCGGCTTCGAGCTTGCCCGCATCGATCTGCTGCTGGAAGGCGTCGTTCTTTGCCTTGGCGAGCGCAATGTTGGTTTCCGTCAGGGCCAGATTGTCGGCACGGTATTTCAGAGCCCGGTTCGAGTAGCTTGTGACGATCCGATCAACAGCATCGGCTGGCACCGACCCGCCCTGCTCCAGCGCGCGGCGCACATGGCCGTCAAAGCGCTTGTCGCGGAGAGTGTAGCCCAGATAGTCCCGCATGGCCTGAGCATCGCCGGAGCGCATCCCAAGATAGATTTTGTCGAGCGTCTGCACGCTGGAGGGTGTCAGTCCGATGCTGCCGCCTTCACGAAAACCAGTGCGGCGGTTGATCTTGCCCACCAGCCCCAATGCCGTCTGGCGAGGGTTCTGGCCGCGTGAGAGACCTTCCACCAGCACTGAGCGCACCGAAGTCAGTTGCTCGCCTACTAGGCCGTCCACGAGCCCCGCAGCGTGTTGCCGCATCGCCTGTTCTGCGGGGAGGTTACGAACGCCCCAAGAGAACGATACCCGGTTGCCGCCTGGGCTACCCAGCGAGGGCATGCCATTGACCGTCGCCACGCCGCCCGCGTTGTAAGCCTGCAATATGCCAGCCTCGAACCGCGCGAACCGCTCCGGCGAAATGTCCAGCATCCGCATCGCCGCTTCGAGATTGCCGCGCTCAAGCGCTGCGATTAGCTCTTTGAGCACAACCGCGCTGGTGATGGACCGGATTGCACCCAGCCATTCCTGGGCAAGCTGCTGTTCCCACTCGGCGGCAAGGTTCTGAAGGGCTTGGCGGGTGGAGAGGCGTTTAAGCATGCCTTTGCAACCTCAAATAATCGAGTATGGCTGGTACGCACTCGAATAAAAGAATGTATTCACGATCTTACTGTAAGTAGGTAAGCTGCCTTGTTTCAGACTGGGAGAGCCACGTTGTTTCCAAAGGTAATGCTTGCCACACTAGTAATTTTGTCACTGGCAGCATGCTCCCCCGTGGAGTCCGAAGTAGGTCAAGAGCCGGCTGCGCCTACCGCCCCATCCGAAGCAGACATAATTCGTAACAGGCTGGAAACCCTGGCGTTGTCAACGGGCGATGCCATCTCACTAGAAGGGTACCAGGCCAGAGACTCTTCGGCTGTTGAACGGGCTGCCAAAGCAGTCATCTCTTTCATAGGTGACAAGAACTGCACTCTCCGAGTGTCCAGGATTATTAATAGTTATTCCGGCACCCCCCCTACTCGTGAGAACAGGAACGAATTGGTGGTGTGGCCAGGTATCTTGGAAGTCGCTGTTGCGGAAGCAGACTTAACGAAAGCCAATCGCGACAACGTTCATGTGACATATGGCACCGCTGTTACACTTCCTCGCCCGTTACGAGATGTTACTGGATGGCCCCAAATCGTAGACAAGCAGGACATCATGCCGGCGCTATTGGAAGCAGACAACTACACTGAGCCGCGAACCAACATGCTAGGTACCATTTCGTTTTTCGTTCCCGAGGAAGATGTGGAAACCGCGGTGCAAAATTTGAGGGCCCTCGTGCAACTGTGCAATTTGGAGTAGCGCGGACGAGTGATCTTCTCGCGCTGACTACCTCCGCGCCACAGCGTCATGCAGGACCGTCAGCCCAGCCGGGGCTAGCGTGTCGAGCTTGGCAATGGTCCATTCTTCGCCGGCATAAACACCAGCCGAGAACGCACCATCGAACATTACGACGTCACCAACGGCAGGGACGATGGTGAGGCCATCGAGCGCGATCAGCACCTGCCGGTCGCCAGTCAAGATCAGCGTGCCATCGACGCGCTTTTCATCCATCGGCAGCACGGCCATCGTGACCGCATGGTAGACCGTGGTTTCCGTGCCCTCTTCCCATGGGTTGGCGGGGGGCGTGACAACGGTGCGAGGGATAGCGCCGATCTGGCCGAACTCCTCGATCAACTCCCTGGCATCTTCCTGGCTTTCAACATAATCGAACTGTTCAACCATCGTTCGCCACTCCGTTCTGAAGCAAGTTGGCAGCTTCGCGGAGATGCTCTCCAATGATGGATCGCCCCTGCCTTCCGCCAACATCTGGCGCTTTAACGCCGATCACGGCGCCGCTGGCGTCTAGTTCAATCGTGACCTCATATTTGACTGCCGGCTCTTCGGCTTTGCCGGGAAAGTCGATAACCGGCATCAGAACCTCGCCAAGGTCGTCACTGTTGTGCCGCCCGGCGCTGCAATGAGCAATTCGGCAAGAATGCCATCGATCAGCGCGAAGACAGGCCGGGCCGCCGCGGCGGTCAATGGCACAGCGTATTCGGTTTCTTTCTGAAGCGGCCCAACGCCTTTCTTCAGGCGCTTGATAGCACCTTCAGGAACATAATCCGGCGCTGTTGAACCGGGGGTCGCCAGTTCGCGCAATGCCAGTTCATAGGTGGCGCGGATGATTGGCAGTGGCACGACATCATCATCGAGCACCTGGCCGCGATAGGTCACACCGGCGCGTGGCCAGAGAAGCGGCTGATCGGCGTCTGTCACCCTGCCGGGATAGCGGGCGCCATAAAGGCCATCCAAGCCCTGAGAGCCGCGAACGAGGGCTGCATTCCGGGCTTCAGTCGTTGCTGCACTCCAAGCCGCATTGCCGCGCGCCGTGTGATAGGTGTCTGCGTCTTCGCGCGTTCCATAATGGTCAGGCATTCGCCGTCACCTTCATGAAAGTTGTGGGCCCGCCCGAGTATGGGTCGACCAAGCAAGCAATGCGCACCGCTTCTTCGGCAGAACAGCCAGCGTGCAGAGCGCCGAGGGCGACCGGTGTGCCGCTGCCCCATGCTTTGAAAGGCGCGCTCTCGATGAATGAACCGCCAGCTGAATAAACTTTAATCTCGCCAGCCTTGAACACGACGACGGTGCAGTCGCCGTTCGGCTGGGGCCCATCCCCGTGCAAAATCCATTGTTTCAATGCAGCGCAGTCGGCCCAATCTCCGCAGAGCGCAAAAACAGCGTCGCCTTCGCAAAGCAACTTTGCCTCCGGCGCCGGGTTGGTCCATTCGACTATAGCCAGCGCGTCATGATTGCCATTGCGCTAGGTCTTGGCCCAGAGTTCGGTCCTTCATTGAACGCTGTTGGGTCCTTGCGCAACAAATTTGCCCACCAGCCAAACTTCCCCCTCGGAGCTGCTCAAGTTAACTCAATCTACCAATCGCTGTCCGAGCTTCAAAAAAAGACAGTTCAGTCGAGTTTCAGACGGGTGGAAACTCAACTTCGAGCAAATCAACCAAAGCGAGAGTTCTCCGGGTTAGAGCCATTGGACAAAATGGTCCTAATTCTGATTGCCATACGGCAGGCGTTACGGGCAGGACGGACGCAGCTGGCGCAACTACGCTCGACGGCTTGAGGGCAGCGTTCGTCCATCGTCTACCATGATGGCACAGTAGAGAAGTTCGAGTAGAACTCAGTCCCGTATTGACTCAGTCGCCCCGGTAACGTTTCAGTAACCCCGCTTTATTGGGGGACTACAATGATTACCAAAATTATTCCTGCCGCCGCCGTGGCGGCAGTTGTTCTTGCTGGCTGCGCAACGCCGCCAAAGGACATTGCTCCAGCCTATGTTTCGACGGGCCTCTACCAAAACCTAAACTGCACCCAGTTGCGCTCAGAAGCCGAGGGCGTTTCTGCCAGAGTAGCAGCAGCATACGGGAAGCAAGATTCTAATCGTGGCAGTGACGCTGCTATGACTACGGTCGGCCTGGTCCTTTTCTGGCCTGCACTGTTCTTCATGAAGGGTGACGGCGCAGACGCTGCCGAGGTGGCGCGGCTCAAGGGTGAGATGCAGGCCATCGAACAGGTCAACAGAGTGAAAAACTGCGGAATTCAGTTTGCCGCATAAAGATCAGCCCCGGTTCGCCGGGGCTTTTCTTCCCCTCTCCTAAGGAAGACTGACAAGTGGCCGACACATACGCAGAGCTTCAGGCTCTCTCCCTGGAGGAACTTAAGGCGCGCTATGATCGGCGGGCAGAATCCACACAGGTTGGGCTGGGCTTCTACCGTGAAGAGATTGCCAGACGAGAAGCAGAAGCTCAAAACGGCCAAATGCTCGCTTTCACCAAGCAGATGCGTGACATGACAATTGCGATCGTCGCGATGACTGCCGTGAACATTGTAGTTGCGGGCGTCAGCCTGTTTGCCGTCCTGCGTTCGGCACCGTTGTCCTGACCATAGAAAAGGCCCGCTGAAGCGGGCCTTCACATTTGCTGCTTGTAGTATTTTTTCATGCCACGCGGCGTATGGGGGCTAGAGAGTATTCCGCCGCAAACCCTTTCAAACACGCCGTCCACCATGGGATCTTTAGGTATAAAGAGGCCTCGATCCACGCCGCTGGCCAAAGTCGCTGCGAGCTCGGTCCGAGCTTTCCGGTAGATCACCCACGATTTTTTTGTCAGCCAGGTATGATCGCCTACTTCAAGGACACAGCTGCTATCGCACAGATTGTTCGTCCAGCCGGTAATGGACACGATCAGCTGAAGCTCGTTCTTGCATGGGTCAGTGCAGACGACGTGAAGGTGCATCAGGTCTGGGTTGTGACTCGGCCCAGAAGGGATAAGCAACGTGCCCGCCTTATGCGCCAATCAATGCACCCGGGCTTCGTCGAATGCTAAGTCGATCTCACGCTGGGCCTTCATTACCGCATCAAGCTCGTCGGCGTTTTCTACACCCAGCGCTTGGAGAATACGACGGAACGGGATCTTAATGGAGCCTCCGTTCGGATCTTCCCACTCAGGCACGTTTGCGGCATCGTGGGTCCAATCCACCAACTGCCATTGCGTCATATGGCCAAACTCTGTCCAGACGGCATCCACGCAATCCAGATCGGCATCGCTAAGCTCATCAAGATCATCAAAAGAGATCTGATCATTTGAAAGAGCGATCTTATGGTTGGCCTTATCTTCCAGCACGTCAGACCATCCGCACGCGGCGAGGTCAATTTCGCCATTGATGTGCCGGTATGTCATTGAATTAACCGGACCTAGGGGCATGGAGTAACGGTCTTCGTCCAGTATCGGAAAACCGAACCGACGGATACTCTCGCGGTCAGCCAGATAAACCAGCTTCACCGCCTTCAATATGTTGATCGACGTACCCTGCCCCTTGAGGATAAGCGCCGCAATCAACTGCGCTGCTTTTTTTGGCTGGTAACTCATGTCCAGATCGGCACTGCCGACTCCTTTGGTGAGTGGACGGTATATCCACAACGCCCGCAATTGCAAGATAGCTGCCAATTATGGGGCAAACGTGAACGTTGCCACCCTCACCTCATTACCGCCCTGAAGGCGTCTTTTGCGGGATTGACTAAGCGGCTTTAGACGGACCCTTTGCCAACAAATTTGATGAGCACGGCCTCGCCGGGCATGAAAAAGCCGCCCGGAGGCGGCGGGAGGTGTCAGTTGGCGGTTGAGACCGATGCGATGGCGCGAAGCTGTTCGCTGGTCAGGGAGCGTATGTGCTCGCCCTCGTCTCTCTGACTCACAGGATCACTGATGATCGACCAGTGAACCTGTCCTCCATCTTTCTCAGAAATCAGCCGGGTACGCCGCCCATATCGATCCTTGCCGATGTCGTATTCCACTTTCGTCGGCTGCATCATGCCGGCTCATAGGTAGCGGCGAAGATGTCCGGTTTGCAGGGATAGATTTCGCCTTGAACACCCTTGATGATCCAGTCGCCTTCGGTCGCAACGTGCTTTGCGCGTCCGTCGGACCCATCCTCAAGCGTGACGATATCCACCTCGGCCTTGGCGCTCGGATGGCGGGACTTTCGAATATTGCGAAGATGATCTCCGCCGAAAGCAATCAGCTCATCGGTCGGCGGATAGGTGAATTGTACCGCTTCGATCTCGACTGGCTTCTTTCGAAACTGCGGCATTGCTCTCTCCACGAAAAAGCCCGCCTCGGAATGTCGGGCGGGCTGGTCAGATTGACGAATTGATCATTATCTTGATGGTCACGCAAAGAGATGAAGATGCCGACAAATAAGCGTCAACACTACGTTCCGAAGCACATGCTCAAGCGGTTCGCTGCCGACGCTGAGGGCAAGCGGGTGAACTTGCTCCACATTTCCACTCAGAAGACCGTCCGTGGGGCGTCCCTGAGAGAGCAGTGCTATAAGGACTACTTTTACGGCACCAACCTAGAAATCGAACGCAATTTATCTCTCATTGAAGGGTCGCAATCTCTTCTAGTTGAAGAGATCATCGCCTCCGCAACAATCAATCCATTCAGAACTGCCGACATTGCGCTTCTGTTTGCGCTGCAACGAGCTCGGACCCTCCGTTCTGAGAACGAAACCAGCGGAGTGATGAATGCCTTGATGAAATTGGCGATGTACGGCCGTATCGATGCCGACGTTTTGCGCAACGTCAAAATCAGCCTTACGCATGGACCAAACCTCAATGTCACTACAGCGCTGCGCATGAGCCCCATACTATACGACTTGAAGCAGATTCTGCTTGTGAACCGCTCAAAGACGCCTTTCGTGATATCCGACAGCCCGGTCGTTACAACTAACTGGTTCTGCCGAACCCGCTACCCCGATAAGGGGCCGACCGGATTCTCGTTATCAGGCCTGCAGATGTTTATGCCGCTCACGCCAACACTTGCGTTGGTCCTGCTCGACTCTGGCGTCTATTCGACCGAGGCAGTGCACTGCAAAATGGTGTTGCACAAGTCATCTGACATTGAGCATCTGAACACGCTGCAATGGCTAAATGCCCTTAACACCGTCTATTTCCCATCGACTACATCTGATGTGGAGCTTGATCGCCTCAAGGCTGTTCCTCGAGAAGGCGACCTCTATCACATAGAGAGACTCGAACAGGTGGAGCAAACCAAGGCCTACAGAAAATCTGGCAAGGGTGAATACGATCCCCCCTCTGATGGAGTGACATCAGAAATAGTGCGATTTGCAGCCCCGCCATTGCCGCTTGACGTCAGATTTTCTGGACTGCGTATCCGCAAAAAGCCTTCGTTCTACGACGACGGCACGATGGCCTCTCCAATACGAGACCCATTCTGGGTTGAGATCATCCGGGATTTCGACCGAGCTGTGGAAGCTAAGGCCGTAGCCTTTGGACAACTCGCGGACTTTATAGAGACGCATCCGCTCGAGCCCGCTATCGGAAAATGGAGAAAGAACGCCGCCCTTCGCGCCAGGCGGGCTAGGCCAGGCCCACTAGGCGGCACGTGACTGAATGCAAATGCTGCTCTTGCCTGCCGACTGATGGCTAGAGTGTCTACTTAATCAACCTTCTTACTTCGCCCCGCGCGCGGTCCGTTAGCACAGACCCATTGCTTGTTCCGGCCTTACGATAAAATCGGCGCCGGCAGAACATTCCGCCTATCTTCCTCACTGCCGAACCGTTCCTCGTCCACCAGTGCAAGCTCGTCCTCGGCCGACCGCTCCGCGCTGGCTATCTCGCCACGTTGTAGCCGATCGTACAATGTCGAGTAACTGATAGCGCCTTCTTGCCAGACGCGAACCAATGCCTCGGCATCAGTCGCAGACAGGCTCGCATCGATAAAATTCAAGTTCGGTTTGACAACGATCTGGGCTGGATCTTCCCCGATCATTACAGCAATGTGCCGCAATGCCCGTTCAAGGCCTTGAGCGCTCGACTGAGCAATGGTCGTCAGCGTCGCCGTCTCAGCGGCAAATCGAATGCGCAGAGCATCGCCGCTCTCTGCCGACTTCTGCTCGCTGCTGAACAAGCGTGCGCCGGCCTGTGCCGCTGCTGCCCGTTCGTCCTGAATAGCCGTTCGGTGAGCACCAATACCAGTGCCCGCCGGGCCAACGTATTTCACATCAGGCGTACCGGCATTGTCGCCCTGCTGAATGGCTATGACGGCCCCTGCCCCAACGGCAGAAGGCGCATCGCCATTGATTACAACGAGCGTCTCCTGGCCGGTCATGAAGAGTTGCCAGCGATAGTCGGCACTGAGCTGGTAGAGCGCGATAGACGATCGTCCCACCCCCATCAACGGCGGAAGCTCCGGCGGCAATGAAAGGTCGCGGGCGCCAATGACCACGAATGGGATTTCGGTCAGGGCGGCATTGCCCCGGCCCGTTGGATTGATTGCCTCGCCTGCAGTCCGCTCAGTGCCGGTGTAGGTCTGAACCGTGTATCGTCCGTCGAGCATTTCCAGCACGCGGAAGCGCTGTTGCTGTTCCCATCGGAAGCCCTCGCGCTTCAGCCCGCTCTCATCGAGAACGAACATAGAGCGGTCATCGGCCCAATTGATCAATGCCTCGGCGGAATAGCCCGCAAGCCAAGGCAAATCGCTGCCCTCTGTCGCCGCATCGGCCAACAGAGCATAGCGGCCAGTTGTCAGAAGCTCCGCAGTGATCCGGCGATGCAATGCTTCGAGTGGAAGGCCGTCTTTGGTTGCCTTCTCCCAAAGCGGCTCCATCGCCTTGGGCATTTCGATCTGTGCTTCTGTGCGATGGATCACACCGACCATGCCGTGGATCGTCGGCTGGACGATCTCCGGGAACTGAGCTCGCTTCTGATAGGCGGCATAAAGGGCCCGGCCGCCGTCAGCCTGGGCTTTGAAGCCTGAAGGCTGAGGGAGGTATTCTTCGCCCGCCGCCTTTACATCACCCTCGCCGCCCGACGTGTCGCGCATAAGGCGCCACTGGTCAGCCCGCGCGGTATACTCCGGGTGTTTTGTCGAGACGTCATCGGCCATCAAATCAGTCCCGTAACCGTAGTGGATTTAGTCTCGCTCGAACGTGGCTTCACGATCGGGAACTTGTAGGCAATGAAGTAGCCAGCTGCGTCGATGACGTGATCTAGGCCCGCTGATTTGTCGGGCTCGCCGTTCTTGTCGTAAGCCTGCTTTTCCAGCCCCTCGACCAATGCCGGGCAGGTATCGACATTGATGCCGACGCCCTCGACCTTCAGCAGCTTGTTGACCGAAAGCACCCTATCTTTGACGGCCGGATTGGCGGGATTGACGCAGACGGTGAACCCCGCCTGCTTGAGCAATGCAATGTCACTCTGACTGGCGCCGTTGGACTTTCGATTGTTGCCCGAGGCGTCTGGGTAAACGAAAATCTTGTGGCCAGGGTGTCGCGATTTTATCAGCGCTACCATTGCCGGCGTGTCGAGCACGTCGGTGTATTCCAGCGCCGCATGCGGCGCGCCGTCTCGCATGACAAAGACCACGGCCGCCATGTGCTGGACGTTGAAGTCCATACCAATGTGCAGCGCGTCGTCCGCCTTGATCGTTTCCGTCGTGTTGTGCCGGCGTCGATCAAATGCCGGGTAGACCGACCCGCTTGTCAGGTTGACGAATTCGCCATCGAGATAAGCCGCCAGCAAATTGCTTGGATAGCTGTCCCTCAGACTATCAATATAGCCGGCCGGCAGGTTCTTGGCGTTCGAGTAGGTCGACGCCTTGATGATCCGGTATCCCTTAGCTGGGCTGCGCTGCCAGCGCTCATAGACGAACCGGAAGCCCTCCGGCGTCGTCGCCACAGCAACCGTATTCAGCGACCCGTCCGGCTTCTTTTGCCGGTTTCGGCCCAATATCTTGTTCCAGACCTCCCGAGCCTTTTCCGTGGGCAGAGTGTCGAGCTCGTCAACGATACTGTCCGCCACCTCATAGGCAATGATGCGTTCCGGCGTGTCCATCGTGCGAAAGATGACGTTTCCGTAGTTGCCGACCTCGATCACTGCGTCTGTCTTGTTGAGCGTGTAGCTCAACCGCATTGTGGCCAGCATTTCCTCAAAGCGAGGAAAGGCCATGCGGCGAATCAAGTCGTAAGTCGGCAGGTAGTACGCAACGTCCTGGCCCGGGTACTGCAGCTTGCGCGCTAGGGCACGGTTGATGCCAGCGTGGGTCTTTCCCGATCCGAAGCCCGCTACAAACGCGGGAAACTGCTCCTCTGCGGTGACGAACTCAAACTGCGGTCGGCTCAGAGCTATTTTCATCGACCACGAACTGGATTAACGGGGGCTGCAATGGTGCGCCGCCCTTCCCTGTCAGCTCCCTCCGGTTCGTGTAGCTGTCGCCTACTTCCTTGGCGGCTTGTTCCATGAGGTTGGCTGCAAGGACCATGTTGCCCTGCGTTTCGGCTTTCTCTGCCATGCGCTGCAATGCCCGAAGGCGGACGGCGCGATGGCTGATGGCGATCTGGCTTGTGTCTTCGAGGAAGGCCTTTCGGGTTTCCTCGAACAGAGCTTTCCAGCGTTCAGCCAGACTGGCGCCGGCTTTCTTGTTGGGGTCGTAGCCCTCGACGGCTTGGCGCGTGATCTCCTCGCCATATTCCTTCTTGACCGCTGCAACCACTGTTGAAGGGCTATCGAAGCAGGCGAGGCTTTGAACGACGAACGTTTGGACCTCTACCGAGAGCTTGCCTTTTGCCATTGGTATGTCAGGCTCCGGTCAGGGAGGACGAAATGATCAACACTGGCAAATGCCCAAAATGCGATGCACGCCTCAGCTCTATAAAAGTGGAGTCGATTAACTTGCAGGAGACGCCAAGCAAGAGTTGGAAGGGGGCAAGCTATGTATGCCCGAACTGCAGTGCCATCTTGGGCGTAGAGATGGACCCAACGGCACTGAGATTAGCCATCTCGGCTGATGTCAAAAGGCTTATGAGCCGCTAAGCAACCCGTAACCGGCAGGTTCCGCATGCCTGAGCAATCTTCACGTCTGCAATCTCAGGCTTTGCGTTTGCCGCATCGACCATAGCCTGAACGCCGGCAGCACCAGCACCATATCGGCGCACAACCCCGACGAACTGCTCAACGTCATGGCCTCTCATGCCGAACACAGGGCGGCCGGTCTGCTGGTTGAATCGCGGAGCGCCAAAGTCGTCCAACTGCTGGGCACAGTGATAGAGCTCATGTTCGACCAAGGCGCATGCCTCAGCGTCACTGGCTTGCATCCACCAGTGGGCGTCGAGAGTGATGAGGAAGTCCGGCACCATGCCGAACCAATCCATCACCTGGCGCTCTGCTCTGGCCTTGCTCCACTTGCCCATGGCGCCTTGGGGTAGGCCGGGCTCCGCCATGCCAATGACACGCATGCCGCGTTTGGAATTCTCTACGTTCGTCCACAATGCGCCGAGATTAGCATTCTGGAGATGGCTGTGCTCCGGGTTCTCGATGGTCGCGCCTTCACTGATGAACGTTGAACGCGCCCACTCGACAATATCCAACGCCGGGATGAACTGGTCTCCAGCTTCGATCTCGAAGATATCCGCTGGCGGCATTGGCCTGTTCATGCCACGCTCTCATGTCTTGGGTTGGGGAGAATGGGCATGGCTACGGTTTTTAACTGGCTCGCTGTAATCGGATGGCTCTTGTCTAGCGGCGCATGGGTGTGGGCGGCTCAGGTGAAGATCGAGAAGTTCATTCCTGGCACCACAATTCAATCCAAGCCATTCAACGACTATTTCCAGGCTTCTGCGCTTCGCAACACGATTGCCGGCGCGGTGAGTGGTGTAGCAGCGCTCTTCTCAGCAATCGCCCTAGCATTCCAAGCCATGCCATGATGCTCGACCATTGTTCCGGCCTTCCACCGGATTGACGCAAGAGAACCGTGCGCTGCGGGATTGCTAAATTTCCCATCTCGCCGCGAGGTACTTCATAGCCAACGCTACATGCCTTGGTATGGTCGTGCCCGCCCGGTAGCCCGTGATTGCTCTACGAGACAGCCCGAGCAGTGAGCCTAACGCCTCAGCGTTCAAATGCATGTCCGCCTGGAGACTGCGAAAATCTGCAGCGCTCATTTCTGGGTGCGGCAGGCGAGAAACGGCCCGCGCTGAAACCGAGCAACCGTTAGGCCAAGTGAGCCTTGATCCATCATCTGAAACGCCAACGGAACGGAAGACAGCACTATCAACGCGAAGCGGTGCAAGAGAGCTTTGGTTCAGAATGATAGGCTCTAGATCCTTCAGCTCGGCCACGCCATCAGCCCAAGTTATTCTGACCAGAAACCCGGCGATATGAGCTGCCGCCTTTAGCCTAGATGGCTGCTCTCCGATTAGAACTACTGGCTGCATGCACTTTCGCTCCCACTCTTTGCAGAGTGGCCGAGACGCACCGAGGTAGTCAATTGGCGAAACCTGATCATCGAACTTGTAAGCACTCTTTACAAGTTGGGTGAACAGGCCGACCCCGCTGAGCGGATCGACCGAGATCAACCTATTCTGGCTATGCCGCCATTCGGCCGGGGTCGAAGTGGCCGGAAGAGAAATCAGCATGGGTGCGCAAGCGGTCAATGAAGGCGAGGAAGCGACTGCGCAGTTTGGGCAGGATGGCGACGGGCGCAACCAGGCGGTCGAGTTCGAGGGTTTCGCGGGCGGTCGGCTGGTAAAGCTCGGTTGCGGCGCGACCGATAGCTGAGACGACATTGTGGGTGACGTCACCGATGTAGGCGACGGCGGCAAGACAGGCGGCGAAGGCAATACTGAACAGGCGGAGCACATAGCGAGCCATTGGGTAGTCCTTTCGATGTGGGGATATCTGCGGACATGAAAAAAGCCGCCTCGTTTCCGGGGCGGCTATCGCTTGATACGGCAGTATCAACGTCGCATTACGTGCATTTACAACTGATTTGCCGGATCAGTCAACGCCTCATCAGACGCAGCGGAGATTATCGCTCCCTGGAACCAATCCCTCAGTCTCAACGACGCGATATGAATAGTAGTTGTCATAGTGCGAGTTGTCTGGATTGCCATAGATCCGGGACTCGAAGGCCCAAAGCCCATCGCTCTTTCTGCGGCCCGAAACGCAAAGCTCCACCTCATCGGGCCGTGTGGGCGCTTGGATTGCCCAGTACTTGGTCTCGCCCTGCGCGATTAGACCAGTCTCGTGCACATAGACAATGCTCGGGTTCTGTCGGTCCCTAGCGATGATATCGACATTGTCGAAAACGAAAGCACTCGGATTGTTCATTGTGAGCATCACTTGAGCCTTCTCACCGTCCATACTTATTTCCAGCCTCTCGGTGACCAACCAGTGGCCGGCTGCGTCCTTCAAGAACTCAGTGCGATCAGAGATGACGTCTACTGCGGCTGCCGTTTCCTCAACGACCAAGGCAACCTGCTCGACCTTGGCATCAACCACACCGAGCTGCGCCTGCAGGCTTTCGATCTCCGGATAAGCAGCGGCAATTACCCCGCCCTGATCGCTCAATCTCGACGACAACTGAGAGAAGCCGTAAACTGCAACGCCAAGGATCGCACACGAGACGGCAAATGCGGCCGGAGAGAAATCCTGGGCCATGCGTGGCATCGCTCTGCGCGCAACGCCGGAAATCCACGGCGCCTTGAAAAACACTACGGCCGCAATACCAAGCGCCAATAGGCTGTAAGCCAACATTTCAGCGACGAACGTGTCCCTCATGATGTCGGAAAATGCCGTGACGCCGGACACGAGTGCCAGCAATGCAGGCCATGTGTAAGATTGGATAGTTTTCATCTCGATGCCCCCAAAGACACCGAGATGGGTAATAACTGCGGGTTAAATCCGAGTGGAGACAGAAGGTTAAGTGTTTCCTTTTAAGCGGCCACTTGCGCTATGCGCGACGGCTTGGCGATCATTCCCAAATGATGTCCGATGGCATTTAGCGCCAACCGAAGATCGCCAATCATGTGCGGAATCTGCTCATCACGCTCAAGTAGATAGTTCACCGCTGCAAACATATTTGCACCACGGTTCTCGTGGAATCCCTGCTCCGTTTGGATAGCCAGCTTGATCGCCTCGAATTTAGCTACTGCACGCTGACACCACTGGTCATATCCAGCACCCTCAGCCCCGCTGGCACCACCGCTGCCGGTGGCGAGCGCATTGGGCGACTTCACCGCCTTCTGGAAGTTCTGACGGGCTTCCAAGTATGCCTGAGCGGCTTCATATTGGTCCTGTGAAATGCCATCGGTCGATTTGCGATGACCAGCCAGGCACAGCCGCCCGATATAGGTCGCGGCCTTCTGATCCCGAGCCTCCTTCTCCGTCAGCCCGAAAACACGCATCCGCAGTGCAATCGCATCGGCATTTTCATTGTACGCACCCTTGGCTCGGCTGATGGCGCCGGACTTCGTGCGCTTGACGCCTGCTTTTCTTGGACGGCCTTTTGCCATTGTGTTCTGCCTCTTGGGTTAGGATGGAGAGTGGAGAATTTCGACCACGATAGCGGCAGCGCCGACGCACAGGACGAGACCCATCCACCTCTGATCACTGGTGACAGCCATGGTCAGACAGGCGCCGAACCCGCTCCACAGCAACGGCAAAAGTCTGCTCATCCTTCTTCCCTCTCTGTCTGGGATGGGGTGGGTGGTACCCAAACGAACGGTATCGAGAAGCCGTGAGGGTCGATCTCAGCGTATCGGCAGGTCTGCATGCTATAGCTGCTGCCGTTTCCGAACAGGTCCATAGCGAGGACCCAATTTGGCGTCTTCGCCAGCCTCCGAGGCATCAGGCGACGCACGTTGTTCATGATCTGCCGGTAGCGTTCCGGCGAAAGGATCGGTTGCCACTCGCTCATTCTCCCTGCCCCTTTGCTTTCCTGTCTGGTTCGTCGGTCGGCGGCTTCTCCGCCAAGATTGATGCTGCTTTCGTCCACCAGTTGCAGGCATCCTGATAGCTCGATGGCTTCCACCATCTGCGCATTGCTTCCAGAAGCCGGGAGCGCCAGGAGCGGAGCCATTCTAGTTCTTCGGCTTCGGTCATGCTGCGGCCCTCGCCTGTTCGGTTGCGGCCCGGCGAATGGTCGCCAACTCATCGGCGCTGATGTTGATATTGCCAGCCTTGGACAGCAGGACGTTTCCGCCCTTGGCTGCCATGACCATTTGGAAATCAGGATCATCTGGACGGATCACCACGACATCCACGGATGGTTGAGGCGCGGCCTCGGCCTTCCAAAGCCCCTCTCGGAGCCATGCGTCCATGCCCTTCACAAAACTGGCGTGGGAAGTCTGATCACGACCCCGGCGCTGCATGTCCTCGGCCATTTGGACCCGGTACGCCCGGGCAGCGATGATGCACTGGCGCTGTTCTGCCGGGGTTAGCCTGCCATGAAGCCGTTTTGCTTTGGACGTGATGGTGTGGCTGGATTTCGGATAGTCCTCTTCCAATTCTTCGAAGCCCGCGCCGCCCCCTTGGGGGCTATGGGGGGATTCTTCTCTGGTTATGGTATCTGGAAGATGCTGTGACAAAGGAGTGGCATTTGCTGCCTGCGCCTTGTTATCTTTCAGTGCTTTAGCAGCGCCACCCTTCGCCCCAGCGGCGGCCCTCGAATTGCTTTTCCCCTCGCTTTTCCGTAGCTCCTTGGTCAGGCGATTGTGCCAGATGTGGTCAGCATCCCCGTCAAAAAAGGCCATGAGATCAGCGCTGATCGACTTCCATTTCTTGGTCGACATGCGGACGACGCGAGCCAGCTTCTGGTCATCTGCAGGCAGCTTCCCGCTTGCGTTCCACATCGCCATTAGCAGAAGCATGTAGGCACCGATCTGCTCGGTGCTTAGATGCAGCGTGTCGCCAATGAAGTCGGACACATAGAGCTGCATGAATGGCCGCTCGCTCATGATGCTATCCTTTCCGGCAGATAGTCAGCCTTCGCCAGATTGCCGAACTTGGTCAGGCTGGCATCGAAATGGACCTGCACCGTGCCTGTGGCTCCGTGGCGCTGCTTGCCAATGATGATCTCGGCCCTGCCCTCTACCGAACGCATTTCCTCCTGCCATTTCAGGTGCTCTGGGGTGCCTTCCTTGGGCTCTTTGTTCTTGAGGTAGTATTCGTCTCGATAGACGAACATCACCACGTCCGCGTCCTGCTCAATGGAGCCGCTTTCGCGCAGATCGGACAGTTGCGGGCGCTTGTCCTCGCGGGACTCGACGCCACGCGAAAGCTGCGACAAGGCAATAACCGGAACCTCAAGCTCTTTGGCCATCGCCTTGAGCGTGGTGGTGATTTCCGTCAGCTCATTGACGCGGTTGTCTGTCGATCGGCGCGATCCGCGCAGAAGCTGCAGATAGTCCACCACGACCACATCAAGGCCCTTGGTGCGCTTTATGGGCCTCGACTTGAGCGAGGTGGAATTGATCACTCGCCTTGCTCTATCTCAGGGAGGCGGGGAATGACCTCAGTTCAGCTTTCCCCTCACAGCATCGGCCATGGCGCCCCATCCTTCGGCAAGCCGATAGACCTTCTCGGCTTTGGCCGGGTGATCGACGGCGATCTGCTCGAGCAGCGCGATTTCCTCCGCCATGATCTGAAGGTCAGCAATAGGCCACTGCCCTGCCCTGGTCATATCGGCGTATCGGTGGAGGGTTTGTCGGGAAAGGATAATGCGCTGATCGGCTTCGGCTGGGGTCATGGAGGCTATAATGACTAAGCCAGCGGTATTCACGCAAGGCGATATCTCCAAGCTGCTCAAGGGTGCAAAAGCCGCCGGAATGGACGTTCGGCGTGTGGTAATCGACAGGTCCGGACGCATCGTTGCGGATTTCGGCCATCCGGTGGAAGATGCCACCGAGGCAAATGAATGGGACGTGGTGTTCAATGCCCAAGAAAAGCGGACTGCCAAAGGGCGTCACTGAGTTTCAGGACCGGCACGGCAAATGGCACCTTCGCTATAGGGCCAAGGGCAAGGTCACATATTATTTTAAGACCCGACCAGGGCAGGACGGTTGGCGCGAGGAATACGAACAAGCGCGAAGCGGTGAAGCCGCGCCCAAGATCCGCACCAGCATGCGGACGAAGCCGGGCACCATGTCAGCGCTGATCGCCGTCTATTATGGGACGCCTGAGTTTACTGGCTTGGCCGCCAGCTCGCAGAAGACTTATCGGAACATGCTGGAGCGATTTCGCGAGGCCCATGGCGACAAACAGGTTTCGACCCTCACTCGCGCGCACATTAAGGCCATCATTGGTGCGATGCACGAAACACCGGCGGCCGCCAATAATCTGCTCGATAGGCTCCGCATTCTTATGAAGCTAGCCATGGACGACGAATGGCGCCCAGACGATCCGACACACCGCATTCGAGGCTTCAAGCTGTCGGGTGACGGATTTCATACATGGAGCGAGGAAAACATCGCAAAGTTCTGCGACTACTATCCAATCGGAACCAGCGCCCGGCTTGCCATGGGCTTAATGCTCTACACCGGCCAACGGCGCTCCGACATGGTTAAAATGGGCTGGCAGCACCTTTCGGGTGATCGAATGAGGGTTCACCAACTGAAGACCGACGAGTTGCTATCAATCCCGGTTCACCCCGAGCTTGCAGCCATACTGAGTAAAGCGGCGCGAACAGACTTGCCGATTCTGCTGACGCATTTCGGGAAGCCTTTCACGGCTAATGGATTTGGGAATAGGATGAGGAAGTGGTGCACGGCGGCAGGGTTGCCAGAATGCACGTCTCACGGCCTCCGAAAGGCCGCTGCCCGGCGCATGGCCGAAGCAGGATGTACCAACAAGGAAATCATGGCCATTACCGGCCACAAGACCGACCGAGAGGTCACGCGATACACCAAAGCAGCCGATCAGATTCGACTTGCGGACAGAGCCATGGAAGCCCTTGGAAGATCAGAGGAAGAACGCAAAAAAGGCTAACCAAAAATGAGTTAGCCAAATCAGGGGGAAAAGCGCAACAATATCAACGGTGCTTTTACCGGGTGGCGGAAGGGGTGGGATTCGAACCCACGGATGCTTGCACATCGGCGGTTTTCAAGACCGCTGCAATCGACCACTCTGCCACCCTTCCGTCTGCAGAGCGTTTAGCGGGGGCTGATCGGACTGTCCAGCCCCACGCTTGAGCATTGTCGCACCTATGATGCGATCTATGATTTAGGGAACCAGAACCACCGACCCGGTGGTACCCCGTCCTTCCAGTGCGTTATGCGCGTCGGCGACATCGGCCAGCGCAAAGGTCTGACCAATTTCGACCTTGATGGACCCAACCAAAACAGCGTCGAACAAAGCCTTAGCGCCTTCAAGCAAATCCTCGCGCCTCGCGAAATAGTGCGCTCCAGTAGGCCGCGTTACATAAAGCGAGCCCTTGCGCGCCAGTATCCCGAGATCAGGCACACTGACCACACCGGACGCGTTGCCGAAGCTGGCGAGCAATCCACGCGGCCTCAGACAATCGAGCGACCCTTCAAAGGTCGCCTTGCCCACCCCGTCATAGACCACATCGACACCCCTGCCCCCGGTAATCTCCTTCACCCTGGCGGCAAAGTCCTCTTCCTTGTAGTCGATCCCATGGTGACAACCATGCGCGAGCGCCAGCTTCACCTTATCCGGCCCGCCAGCGGTCCCGATCACCGTCGCGCCCAGCGCCCGCGCCCATTGCGTTGCAATAAGCCCGGTACCACCCGCCGCCGCATGCCAGAGGATCGTTTCGCCCTTCTGAACCGGCCAGGTTTTGAACAGAAGGTAATACGCTGTCAGCCCCTTGAGCAGGATAGCCGCCGCTGTCTGGTCATCGACACCATCAGGAATAGGCACCAGCTTGACTGCCGGAACAATCCGCTCGTCAGCATAGGCGCCAGCAACACCCTGATAGCAGACGCGGTCGCCGACCTTGACCTCGTCGACGCCCTCGCCAATAGCTTCGACCACGCCAGCCGCTTCATTGCCCGCCACAAAGGGCAGGTTCATCGGATAAAGCCCGGAGCGCTGATAGGTGTCGATGAAATTAAGACCAATCGCCGTCTGCCGGATACGCACCTCGCCGGGGCCAGGTGCTGCGATGGGCCAGTCCTCTTGGCTGAGGACGTCCGGCCCTCCGGTCTCATTGACGGCGATAACTCTGGTCATTTGGGTCCTTTCGGTTTGCGTGGCGCAGATTTGGGCCGCGATTGCGCCGAACTAGGCTTCGCGCGGGGCTTTGCAGCAGGCGCAGCCGGATGAGCGGCTGCTCTGGTTGCGCTCACCGCAGCACCGCCCATAGCCGCAAGCGCAGCATCGGTGGATACAGCGCCGGTGTCACCCGTAAACGGCGTAAACTCCGCTTTGCCCACAGGCTTGCCATCACGCTTCTGCTTGCGCTGCCGCACCACAATATTGAAGGCTTCAACCAGCACGGAAAAGGCCATTGCAGAATAGATGTAGCCCTTTTCGATATGGAAGCCCGTACCTTCGGCCACCAGCGTCGTGCCGATCAGCAACAGGAAGGCCAGCGCCAGAATTTTCGTCGTTGGATGGGCCGCGACGAACCGGGCAATCGGACCGGACGCGATGAACATGACCGCAACGGCGATCAACACAGCAGCCACCATCACGCCGACGCGCACCGGATAATCCAGTGTGGCGGGCACCATGCCAACGGCGGTGATGATCGAGTCAATGGAAAACACCATGTCAATGACCACGATCTGGATCAGAATGGCCTGCAGCGTGGCGCTGACCTTGTTGTCGACCTTGGTCTCATGCGGTTCCTCGATGGCCGCATGCATTTCATGCGTCGCCTTATAGATAAGGAAAGCGCCACCAGCGACGAGGATGATGTCCTTCCACGAGAAGCCCCGCTCGAACAGCGTGAAAACCGGCTGATCGAGCTGCACAATGACCGAAATCAGAAGCAGCAGGATGATGCGGAAAACCAGCGCCAGTCCGATGCCGAGCTTGCGGGCAAATTCGGCCTGTTCGCGCGGCAACCGCGAAACCAGAACCGAAATAAAGACGATATTGTCGATGCCAAGCACGATTTCCATGACCGTCAAGGTCAGGAACGCCGCCCACACTGCGGGGTCGGCCAGAAACTCAAACAT